CAATACAGTTGAACGACCTTGCAAAGAAGTTCCTTGGTGGTCTGATGGTGGCATTACTTTACATATTGTATATGACGATTTGTTATACCATGAAGCTCCCCAGCAGCGCAGAAGAGAAAAACCATATACAGATTTAGATTTAACAAAATTTTGGAACATACAAACAAATAGAAACTACACGCACTATGAATGCATTGTGTTTTCGTTTGGTTATCCGATGAACGAGAGAACCATTTGGCAAAGAGTTTGTAAGTATTTCTTCTATAACCATTACAAAGTAACAAGTGCTTATCACGATTTCTGTCGCAAAGCACACAAACTTTCTGAGTATTTGGCTTAATCTTCTTCTATATCGTGAAGCCAAGTTGTTCTGGCTTCCCAAACAGCCTCAAAGTCTTCCCGACTATTCACCAATCTTTCGTGATTACCCCAAAGACGTTTAAAGTAGCTGTCGTAAACATTTCGTATTTCTACTAAACCGTAACTAGTAGGAAACAAGTGTCCTTTAACAGCATAAAAAACTTCATTCATTTTCTTTAGTTCTTCTATAGTCATAAACACAATCCTCATAAAATTAAACAAAAAAAGGGAAGCCCGAAAGCTTCCCTTAAAGTTAGTATCGTTATCCGATATCTTATTCTTAGAACAAGTTGTCCACTTTAACGCGACGGTAGTATTCGTTAAGGTTGGCAGTAAGTGCGCCAGAACCTTGAGCCGCGCCGTGTGCATATGGGTTAGCAACCATACCGTAACGAGTTTTAAACCCGATTTTTGGTTGGAAGCTGTTCTCACCAACTGCACGAACCATTTGTAATGGTACGTATGGGCAATAGAATAGACCTGCATCGAAAGATGAAGAACCTTTATATCCTACTACCAAGTAGTTGCCTACTGCATATGGATCGATATACACTTTGTAACGTCCGTTAAGAACACCTGCGAATGTGTTGCCTGTGTCATCAACGTTTAGTGCGTTGCTGTTAAGTGCTGGTGTGTAATCTAGTACACCTGCCATTTGAAGTGCAGAAGCAACATCAGATGAACAGATAACCATGTTACCTTTACCACGTCTTGTACCTTTAGCAATAGCGTTAGCTTCTTGCTCGATTTGGAACATAAGACCTTTGAACTTCTCAACTGACCAACGACCATTTGCGTCTACGTCAAGATCGAAAGTACCTTGTACCGCAGTGTCTGCCGCACCTGGTTTAGCTGTTGTGTAAATTGTACGAACTAATTCGCGGTTGATTTCCACTAGGATTTCAGACTGCAAAATGTTAGCCAATTCTGTTTCAGCGTCCAAACCGTGAACAGCTTTCAAGTCTTGTGCTAGTTCAGTTGTGTACTCTGCTTTCAAAGCGCGTGACTTTGCCGCAACAGTAACTTTTTCAATTGAGAAAGCCATTTCTGCGAAGTTAGTGCCGTTTCCGTCACCCAAAGCTTCTGCTTCAGTTGTACCCATGCCAGTACCTGTAGTAGGTGATGCATGTGGTAGTGTTTGTGCGTGTGTTCCGTCACCAGAGAAGTCTGTGTCAGCTTCGCCGTAGAACGCTTCGTCGCCAGCTTGTGATGTGTACTTTGAACGCATCGCAAAGATCAAGCCTGTTGGACCTGTCATTGGCTGAACACCAGCAATGTCATATGCGATTAGGTTTGGCATCGCACGACGTACTAGTGAAATTAATACAGGGTCATAACCTGCTGTTGGACCAGCCGCTGTAGAACCGCCGCCGAAGCCGCCTGTACCTGCATCGTTAGCCGCAGTTTCTGCTAAGAAACCTGACATGTTAGCAGACGTGTCGCCTGATTCCATGAGAGCTTTCTCTGTGTTTTCAAGAATTGTCGCTGTGACAGATTTCTTGTGGTTGTCTTGAATTGGTGCGAAAGATGTGTGTTCCAAAATTGGACCCCATTTTTCTACCAGTTGCTGATAGTTTGACTGAGTCATGTGATTCTATCTCCTTGTTTGTATTGTCTGAGTATATTTATAATAATTAGATTTTCATCTGGGGTTAAGATTTTGATGGCATTCTGCTGAAGCCCTCAAGAAGTGCGTTGATGTTACTGTATTCTGATACTGGCTGTTTAACGTCTGTATCTTCAACAATGATTTCTTCTTCATCTGTCACTTCTTCTACCAAAGGCTTGCTCTTTGCAAAGAAAGACTCTTTAAGTGTTGTAAGATCAGATTTGTAAGCTTCGATATCATCGAAAGCTAATTTTTCTGAAAGAACCTTTAGGCGCTCAACTTGTGTAAGTGTAAGTCCTTCGGTCATTTCTTCAAAAGCCGCATCTGCTTTCAATGAAGCGATCTCTTTTGCAAGAGTTACGTTTTCAGTGATTGCTTTATTTGCGTCTGCTTTAAGACCTTCAACTTCTTCTTCTAAGCCAGCAACTACATCAACAGTGTCTTCATTGATTTCGATGTTATGCTCTACGAATAAGCCTTTTAGTCCATCCATTAACGACTCAGCCATTTCCACTTTAATTCCAGCTTCAATAGCTAAACTGTTTTCTGTCATCCACTCTTCTACAACGTAGTCAAGATACGAATCAAGATTTTCTACAACGTTATCGATAGAAGCATCAGCCGCCTCTTGCATTGATACTGCAAGTGCTTCTGTTTTCTCTGCGATGATAGCGTCTGATCTTTTGATAGATGCTTCATTTACAGCCGCTTCAAATACGACAGTCACTTTGTTTGTAAATTCTTCAGACAAATCCATGCCTTCGAACATATTCGCAATTGACTCATCAAATTCGATAACTTCTTCTGCAACAACTTCAGCTTCAACTTCTGCTTCTGCTTCTTCTGCTTGCATAGGTGCTGGTGCAACTTTGTCAGCCTTTGGATCGACTTTCTTAGCTACGTCAGCCTTCTTCTTTTTAATTGCGCCGCCTTCTGGTGTCGCTGTGTCCTGCACTTCTCCCGCAGGAACATCGCCGCCACCCGATTTCTCGACGAACTTTTCTTCTAGGTCGTTTGACATATGTTCTACTCCTTTATTTGGATACTTATATTAGTATTATTTATAATTTTGTTACTTTTCAATTCTTAAGAGACTTTATAAAACGCTCAAACAGTCTATGTGCTGTTGCTTCGTCTACACGACGAACGATACGCTTTACTTCTTTCTCCACAACTTCTTGTATTTCTTCGATCACTTGTTCGATAGGCTCTTGAGCAATCCAATTGCCAGAACCAATGTCGAAATAATATTCAGCATTTTCCATGATACCATTAACAAAACAATTCGGACCTGATGGGTCAGTTACAATATCAACAGTGGCTAAGTGAAAGTCATTTTGAACTTCCATAATACCATCTTTTGTTGGTTTCACTGAACCTAAACCACGAGTGGACACACCAATAGTAACCCCCTCATCCATGAACGTTTTTACGATCTCGCCCATTGGAGTACCAAGAATTTTAGCCTTACCAATAAAGTTTGAACCTTCACGTTTCATGTCGGTAATTAAATGAGAAACACGATCACCATTGATAGTCGGACCATCTGGATGACCTAGTTCTCCTAAAGCACGTTTTGTAGTGATAAAGTCTTTATTATAACGTACCATTTCATTTTCAAGTATCTGTGCAGGGTAGATTCGACCATTACGGTTTTTAATATCGCCTTGCATGAAGATACCTTCGACGAAATAGGATTTCTTTCCTGTTTCTTCGTTAATTTCAGTTGCTACGTTGCAATCCTCTACTACTTCTGTAATCAGTCTCATATTTCTATTCCTTTAAACACTTATTTATATTGTATTTATGTATTTTTTATATTCTTGCATCATAATATGTTTTACTTAATTCACCACGCTCAGTAGTCTCACCCTTCTTACGCACTTTAACATAAGTCGCCTGTGCGCTTCCCCCGTTAGGTGGGGTAAATGTTCTTACACCAGCAGCGGTTGTTCCATTAGCATCAGCATATGTATCAGCCGCAGTTGCCGCATTGTCATATTGCCAAATAGCATTTGACCCTGGAACATCCACCCAAGCCATTATTCGTGACTATCTTTTGCAAAACCAAGGATTTCTGCATAACCCTTTTTGTTTTTCATTAATGTATCTGTCATTTTCTTGACGTTTGGCTTACTAAGTTGTTTCATCAAATCATTCAGCATCATTGCATCATCTTTTTTGACTAATACTTGTTTGCCATCTTTTAACTTAAGTCCACCAGCTTTAAACGCTTCATCAAGTTGAACTTCTTCATTGATTTCAGATGCTTTGACACCCTGTATAATCAAGTTAGTAACTGCACTTGAGGAAAGCCATTTAATGTCAGCACGAGCAATTGCTATTAACTGATCTTTAGGCATACCTTTGAGGACTTTACCCAGTTTCATTGCTTGGTCTGTTGACAGACGATCTGGTAATGATTTATACTGCTTTCTAAGCTTGTCTATTTGTGCAGGTGAAAACCCTTCTGCTAGATCAAGTTCTACTTCTTCTTTGTAAATGATAGGCGCATCATTGTGGCTGAATACTTGACGAATGGCGCTATCCATACCTCTTTTATTACCTAAGAATCTCAATAGATATTGGTGTACATCGTCCCAAGACCTTGATCTTTTATACATCGTTGGCTCAAGAATTAAGTTAGCACTGTTTTTCCAAGGGTATCTTTTGGCGATATCTTGTGGCTTATCTCTACCCATAGCGTACATAAACTTATCTTTTTCTATTGTTATATTGACAATAGTATCATAATCATCTTCATATGTAACAACTGCTTCATATACAAAGTCTAAGTCTTCTTTGTACATGTTCAACTCATAGCTTTTGCCAGTGTTGTATACTTGTACTTGAATAGCTTTCTTGCCACTTTTGTCTGTCAAGCGATAAGAGTTTGTCTTACCTGTGCTTGGCTTTCTAGGACCCATTGCAACCTTATCATCAATCTCTGATGGGTCAACAATTACACCAAGATTTTTCTTAGCGTGATCATATGCTGTTTTCATAGCACCTGAGAAATCTTTGTGGTAAAGAGGGTATTTGGCTTGCTTACCTTCGTTTACTTCTTCTTTAATTCCCATTTCTTTCATGCGCGATTTAATGAGTGAACGAACATCTTCATTTGGCTTAGCTTCATCAAATGCATCAAAAAGTTCATCATCCCCAATAATGCTATACATAGCTTTTTCAGCATCTTTTGCTTTAAGTGGCTTAGATAATATTTTCTTCAATGTCATTTTTTTCTTAGGAGTGTCAGGAGTTGCCCAAGTACCTTCGTTACGCATACGTGGCTCACGACGATTATCACTTGGGTCTTCTACTTGTAGATTTTTAGGATCGTTGTTCAGTGGGTTGTTGTCTTTATGTCCAACATCCATACCTTCAACGTCATTATCTTTAGCCATAATTCTACGTGCTTGGTTTCTTGAAGAACGGTTTGCAATTTGCTCTGGTCTGCTATGGTAATTAGCATACTCTTTAGCATAGTTGCGTTCATCAAGTTCTACGGTTTCAGCTACATACTTGAAATCTACCCGATCTTTATTTTTTACTTTTCCATACGTACCTTTGAAAATAACAAAATCTTTACCTTTATGGATAAAATGTTTAGAGTTCTTTTTAATCCAATCTTTGCAAGATTGTTCTGTTCCTACGTGGACTCTAGACTTAGATTCAACTACACCTTTTTGAAAAACAAAATGAGTTTTCGCACCTTCATCAAGTTCAACTTCTTCGTTTACCTTGATAAAGTTTTTAGATGGCTTGCCACCTTTTTTTACCATATCAATTTTGTATTTGCCTGATTTCAAACCAGCAACACCAGTTTGTTGCCAAGAGTTGTCATTTTGTTTACTAAGGAACGCACCCATTGCATTTGTATCTTTAAATGCCTTTACTTGTACTCTATTAGAAACCATTTTTCCTGGTGCCTTTGGCATATCTTTGTAAACAGATGCAGATGCTTCTTCAAGTTCTACTTCTACAGATTCTTTAACCATACTAGTCATAGACGCCGCCATGTCACCCAATGCCAAAGAGATATTTCCATTACGGTTATATAGAAAGAACTTACCGCCCTTACCATCTTCTCTTTTCATTGTGATCTTGCCAACTTTAGCTTTCCCTACAATGTTTTTAGTACCCACAACAAAAGTAACTTTGTTGCCTTTTTTGATACCAGAGTCAAAACCAATAGTCAGCTTATCACCTTTTTTGGTTTTATCCCACGTCTTTTGATCCATTACGGCTTCGCCAAGAAGTAGGCTTTCTCTCATTTGTTGGAAAGTCTTTTTCATTTTTTGTCTCTCTGATTTTCTAATTCTCTTCTTGTAGGAACTTCTCTTCCAACTTTGACAGCATCGTTTCTAGCTTTAGCGATTTCTTTGTTTGCATTAGCATGTTGAACTGCTCTCTTTGTAGATTTCGCGTATGGGTTATAGTCTTTTCTTTCTACAGCCTTTTCTTCAAGTCTATTCGCAATAGCTTGATCTGCTTGTTCTCGCATCTTTGATTTACCCATTGCTTTGCCATCTTTGCCAAAAACCATATCCACACCTAATTTATCAGCCTTTGCCGTAGCTTTTAATTTAGCTATGTTGATACCCTTTTCAGATTTCTTTACTAGAGCTTCTTGGTCTTTAATCAACTTCATCGCGGATTCTTTGTCGGCTTTACCAAGATTATTAAATGCTGGTACTTTGGTAAGGGCGTAGTAAGCTTTTAAACCTTCACTAGCACGAGCATTTTTACCGACTTTCTTTTGAATGTAGCTTTTGAGTGTTGAAATAGATAATTCCTGTAGGTCTTCTGCTTCATCAAGTTCGACAGATTCGTCAAAAGAAGGTCCGATGTATTCCATCGCATCGTCATATGCAGTGTCGTAAGCCGCATCACCTTTTTGATCAGCGATACGTTGAGAATCTCCAACACCAGTTATTTCACCAGTGAATTGATGATCAAGAGCCACTGGATGTGGCATAGTCTCGTATGAATGCATATCTTTAAAAGCACGTTCTTCTTCTGGTTTTGGTTGGGCAACCTCGCCTAACATTTCTTTAAAGGACTTCATAGCCGTTCTCCTAATTCTTTATTATTATTTATGCTAATTTAGCACTCGTATTATTTTTTATTCTTGCTCATCGTCTTGAGGTGGTTTTTCTTGCTTAGGTGGTGCTTCTTGTTGAGGTGCAAAGTCATCTTGCTCATCACCATCTTCATCTGGCGCATCTCTAGCCTCTTGTTCGATTTGCTGTTTCATTTCTTTCATTTCTTCGTCTGACATGCGAAGAACGTTACGTAGCACCCATTCTCTTGAATAGTATGTACCAACATGTTCTTCAACTTCACGCAAAGTAGTAAGTCTTTCTCTTGCGATTTCAGCTTCTTTCAACTCAGTAAAGT